TTATATTTTTTTAATTGCCTCTAATGCGTAACCGTGCAATCTCTGTACATGCCTTGTTGTATAGTGCATTGCCTCAGCTATTTCATCAAGGCTTTTGTTCAATAAGTAATATTGATATAGTATAATCTGATATCTCTTGTCATCAACAAGCATTATTTTTTCTCGTGCTCTTTGCTTATCGTTGTATAATTCTTTATATCTTCTCATAAGCTCTTGTTCTTGTGAGACTATTTCACATATCAAATCTTCTTGTGTTTTGACATTACCGCCTTGTGTATGCTCTTTTGTGTAGTCTAAACCTCGTATATATGTCAAATCTTTTTTAAGTAGATCAATCTCAACTTTTTTTGTATTTATATATTCTTGAGTATATCTAAGTCTTTTCAGCTCTTTTTTATTCAATGTAACACCTCATTCTTTCAAGTCTTCTTGTTTTATAAATATGCCGTTGACTGTCTTACCTGTCCTACCTTTTATTTTCTCATAAGCCATATCAAGACATCTTGTAGGCTCTATACCTATTTGCCTACATAATATAATTAGTGTCACGAATATATCTCCCATTTCAAGTAATAGAGAATTTATCATTTCTCTACTTATACTATCTTGTCTTTCTACTTCATGCCAAAAAATGTCGTATTCGGTTTTAAACTCAAATACTTCTTCAATAAATTTCATAAACTGCTTATCAGCGTTTTCAGCATGTAGTAAATCCTTATCTTTCGCCCAATCTAATGTTAGTTTTTGTAGTTCTTCAAAATTTCTCATTTTTTATCCTTTCACTTTTACCAAGTTATTGTCACATAATCGCAATATACCGTTATATTGAATATTCCTTTATATTGATATTTATATCTATTGATGTTAAATTCAGGTAATTTTTCTTTTAAAAGCTGTATGAATTTTTCATCTTCTTTCATTAATTTTATAGTTTCATCATGTTCTTCTCTAATTTCTATACGTAGTTTTCTATATCCTTTTAGTGCTGATATTTCTATTTCTTTTTCGATTTGAGATTTTTTGTACCATCTTTCAAATCTTTTTCTATATGCTGCATCTTGTTTATTCTTTAGTTCATTAATGCCAATCATTTTATTAATCTCCTTAAGTTCTTTATTTTCGTATATATTGCCTATAATTTTAACTGTTGTGTTTCTTTCTTCATTTGGCATAAGCCCCCAACTCTTGCCACTTTGCCACGCAGGATACATAAGCCATAGTCCATCTATTCTTTGTTTAACTTTTCCTATAGCTTTTTTCCCCTCGCTCCAAGCCTCTACTATATCGCCCTCATATATTTCTTTTCCGTTTTTGTCTTTTAGACCTGTATACTGCATTAGTTCAACATCTTGATATTTAACATATCCCCTTAATTGCTTTTCTTCATTGTTTATTAGTACCTTATTATCTATAATATCAAGTGTTAGTACATCATACATTAATTGATTAGATTTTAAAAACGCTCTAAACTTAATATCTCTCATCTTGCTATCTCCTCTATACTTTTTACATGACTTGGTCTAAATACGTATGTTACATGATTATCTTCGTTAATTATTTTGTAGCGTTGTCTAATACAGTTTTGAGTATAAGGATCTTCAAAAAGCGGTCCTGCATACTCTCTCTTATCATTTTTTAGTTTTAATTTTACTCTTTTTCCAACAAACTTTAAAATTTCACTTGTTTTCATTACTCTTCACCTCTTACTTTTCCATTTAATTTATCCATTTTATTATAGTTTCGCCTTGGTATCCCTTTTCCCACAGATACCAAGCATAGGCGACAGCACTGCTATATTGTTTTGAAAAATCACCATTTTTAGCACAATATAGCCTTGAAGATGATACATATACTGTTTTAGGTGGATTTTCTAAGAAAAATTGTTTTCTGTCTTTACTTTCAAGAAATGTAAGTTTTAAAAACATAGCAACCTTATTTCCCATAGACACAATATCCAATGCTTTTTGTATAAATTGTCTTGCCTGCTTGTAAGGCGGATTTGTTATTATATCTCCGCTCCAAGGCTTACAATTTTCAAGAAAATCTATTACATCATCTAATTTGCGTGAACGCTCTACTATATCAGTTTTATAAACCTTGTATCCATATTCTTCTAAAATGTCTGATATGTGCATTTCTCCGCAGGCACATTCCCATACATTCTTAAAACTTTCAACTTCTAAAAGTAATTTAGTTGCTTTTGGCTCTGTAGCATAATAATCTAATATAGCTCTATTTCCTGCTTTACTATGATTACTCGCACCATTACAGACATATATTTTATCGTGATTTTTATTTTCTATAACAATCACCTCTTACTTTTACATCTAAAAATTAAATCTTTGTTGGCTTTGATACTCATAGTTAAACCATACTTTCTCTTTTGCCAAACCGCCGTATTCCTTTTGACAATTTATATAATCAGTATTCCAATCTTTTAAATACTTGTTATATAAATCATTATCATATCCGCTTATCATTATCTTTGCTTTCATATCTATGATACATTCAAGTAAGTCAATATGTTCTTCTTCGCTCATCTCATATTTGTATTGCTTGCCTGCTCTTGTATCAAGCAAATAAGGCGGATCTAAATATATGAAACATTTTTCAAAGTTATGTCTTCTTATCACTTCAAGTGCAGGTCTATTTTCAATTTGCACTTCTTTTAGTCTTTCGACTACTTCCAATATCCAAGCAGGTAACCTATTCCAATTATGCACACAGTAGGCTTTTTCTCTACCTTGTACATCATTTTTCCATCCTGTTTTTGTGCATGTCTTAAAGCCGTGTCCTTGCCATGCTCGTATTAGCAAGTTTACAGCTCTTTGAACACTATCTTGTGTATGCTCTTTAAATGCTCGTTCATATACAGCTCTTGAATAAGGTATCATTTCAAGCTGTCTTACAAGTTCATCAGCATTTTTTCTTATTACTTCAAATAAATTCACAACATCATTGTCAATATCGTTAATAGTCTCTATATTCGACTTTTCTTTATTGAAAAATACAGCTCCACTTCCGAAATAAGCCTCTACATAGCTATGATGCTTTGGAATATGCTCTAATATCCATGGTACTATTCTCCATTTTGCCCCCGGATATCTTAGTATATTTTTCATGGCCATACTCCTTTCATTCATCATTTACTACTCTTTCTCTTTTCCTGCCATTAAAAGGTATAGTATAATATTCAGACATGTCAAATTTTCCGACAGGTCGTGGCTCAACTTTGATATATCCTGCTCCCCAACGTATGCCTGTCCTTGCTCGCCTTTCCTTTTCCTCTCTTGCAATCTGCTTATAAGACTTATTAATGCTCACATCTTTTTCATAATTTAGATATACTTTTACACTGCTTTCTTTTAAATTCATTATTTTTGCTATCTCTTTTATACTTCTTCCATCTTCAAAATATAGCCTTTGTGCCATTTCAAAGGTATATTCACTTTCTTTTTCCTTTTTCGCTCGTCCTCTTCCCATTTTTGTCAGCTCCTTTTCTTCTTATTCATAGTATCAAGTAATTTAGCTATATTTACTCCTACTTTCGTTAATACACTGTCATTTTTTATCAGCTTATTTCTATTCATCAGTAAAAGCTCACTTCTTGATACTAATATAAGATTGTCTATATTACAGTTTTGTTTATCTCCATCACCAAATATTACAGAATATCCTGCAGGTATCTCTCCATAGTATTTTTCATAAATTAGTCTATGTTTTAACACCCACACATCAGGATCTGCTATCTTTATCTCTGTATATCCGTCTTTTGTTATACGTTCAGAGCCTATATCTCTACTATTTTTTGGAATATTCCCTTTTTCAAACATTGTAGCCTTACATTTCTCATATTGTTCTTTTGACATCTTTTTACCTTTGTTGTGCGGTTTATGTCCTTTTTCAAATCTTCCTGTTTTACCACTACTTATGTTATTTCTGTACATCAACCCTTTCATCTGATTTATTGATACAGGTATATTGAAATGCTTAGTAAAAAGCTCCGCCATTTCTCTTGCACTTGCTCCTTTATGACTTTTTATAAAATCAATATGCTCTTGCTCATATTTCATTTTTATCACTTATTCCTAATAGTGGTATATCTAATTTTTGATTTATCCCTTGATTAATTAAAAATTTTTGTGCATCTAATGCCAATGCAGCATTACTTATTATTGAATTTGCAAGACTTCCTATCGCTTTACTTTTTTGAATTTCTTTTTGCATTTTTTCTTCGCTCAATTCATCATCTTGTAATCTTTCAATTTGTTCAAATAAATAATTGTTTAAATCTGCTAATGTATTTCTCATTTGTTTTTCTCCTTTTTCTTTTATGCATAGTCCAAAAACATAACAGCTCCGTTAAACTTCACCTTATACTCTTGAATATCATCAGCTCTTATATACTTTCTTCCGTACAGCTCTTTCATATTCGCCCATATCCTTATAGGTATAAAGAAAAATTCATCCTGAATGGATATACACACTCCTGCCTTTGCTCCAAGACTTTCATGTATTAGCAGTGATTGTATCTGCACATCAGTTAGTACACTTTGCAGCATTTTATCCTGCATTGTATGTTTTGCCTCAAATACTATACTCTGTCCGGACGATAATGTACCTTGAAAATCCGGCTCCGCCCTTGCGGTAAATCTGCCTTGAAATATGCCGTTTTGTAGCTTTTTCATCACTCGAAACGGCTCAGGCACTTTTATAATATGTGCAATATTTCTGTCTTTGTATATGACGCATGCTCTTTCAATAGACTGCTCAAATATATGACCTTGTGCATTACTTTTCATTGCGGTATATGTTCTTATGTCATTTTTCATCTATGCTCACCTGTTTTCCTTAATTTTCCGCAATCTCATCATAAAGTGTCAGTACATTATCCTCACTCATTTCATTTTGAATATCTTCAAAGCTGATTTGTCCGCTTATATGTTTCTTACTATTTGTTTCAACAAAACTATAGTTGCCCGGTACATTTTTTATAGCAGCAATCAATGTCGGTCTTATGCTCTTTTTGGGAATTGTCGTCTTAATATCAGACGTTACCAACATTCCCTTTTCTTCGTATATGTTAAATTGTAGGTTTATTTGGATTTTCCTTGTCAATCTCAAATCAGCCTTTTCTTCCAAAAAGCTCTCAATTACCTTTTTCAGCTCCTTTTCAAAATTTTTCTGTAATTCTCCGTCTTGAATTTCAGATAGATTTACATTGATATTTTGTATTTTCATCTCTTTTACTCCTTTCATTTTTTGATATATTTATAGTTAGTTGACGAAATCCCATAAAAAGTATAGATTAGTTTCAAAATGTTTTTGAAACCTACATGGGTATTTTGCATAAAAACGTCAACTAAGCATTATTGACAGCTCATCTATTCTTTTTTTCTTAATTTCAGATATATGCTCCAACCTGTAAAATCATTATAGACCGCTTCATATCCGCCTATCTTGTCTTTGATAGTCCACCCCGGATATTTTCTTTCCCAATAGGCAATATCTACATGATTAGTTGCAAGGCTGATTATCTTTTTTCTTGTATATTTATAATCATTAGTACGGCTTGTAGGATTGACAAGATTTTTGGAGCAGGTCCATCTCTTTTTTCCTCTTGGATCTTTGCTTAGGTATTTAGCAAGAGACGTAAGACCTGTATTTTCATCTTCCTGTATCCTATTAGCGTTTACAAATCCTATCTTTTTTCCTTGACTTTCCCCCTTTGTTCTCTTTTTTCTCCATAGCTCCTCTACTTCATCACGATTTAGACCGCTGTTTATGATGAGATGATGATGTATGCGGACTATCTTCTCTGTCTCTTCATCTTCACTATGCTCAGTGACAGCTATATATTTCAGCTCGTCAAGTCCTGCCTTTTTCCTTGCTCTTTTGAGTCTCCTGATATAGTTTTGTATGTTTTTCTCCCCCTCTTGGATATTCTCCGGAAGAGATGAATTTGTGTATGTGAGAGTAATATACAGGTCATTTTCTTTAAAATTTGCATGTATCTTTTGTATAAGATATCTCTTTGCATTTTTATCATTGAGATTTTTTTGCTTAGGCTCACTCTCCTTTTTCTTTTTGCTCCTCTTTCCTTTTTTTCTTTCTATATCTGTATATGGGTATATATCTACTTCCATATATGTATCACTACAGAATATTTTTTTCTCTCTGATAAAATTTCTTGACATATTTTTCTCCAAATACTTATATACATTAGTATGTTTTTTATATTATCTCTTGTAAATTATTATTATTTCATTTTTATCTGCATGGTCGAAAAGATAATACCTAATACAAGTCCGAAAAAGTCCTAATTTTCTATTGATTTTTTCATATTTTCACTTGTATTTTATATAAATATTTGGTATAATATAAATATACTTGATATATTTGTTTATTTCTCATTTGATTGAGGATGATAAAAGGGGACTTCTGCTCAAGTCCTCTTTTATTTTGCTCATTTTGTATTATCTTTCCTGCTCTTCTTGTTGATACAGCTCTATTTTTTCAACTGCTGCTATTATTACAGCATGTTTATTCTTGTCGAGTAGCTCTGCAGATATATTCCATTTCTTTTTTATATGATTATATCTGTATATAAGAGCCTGTATCTTGTATTTTATTTCATTAAATATTACATATTCTTCTTGCTTAATTGCAGTTATCGCCTCTTGTTTTGTCATCTGCTCACCTCTTTAATCTCAGCTCTTCTTTGAGCTTTTGATTTTCTTTTTTTAAGATTTGCAGTTCTTCATACATAGTTACTTCACGTTTTTTTGACGTTACGATCTCTACTCCGTCAATTTCTAATGTATATGTGTAGCTGTCGTTGCTCTCAGATACACATATATTCTTATTAAATTTTTCCGCCACCTCGCATAATATCTCATATCCGTTAGGTTCGGATATGGTTATCTGAGTGTTAGGCTTGTGTGTAAAAAACATTCCATATATCAGCATTTTACAGTCGTGAGACAGTGTATTAATCTGTCTCATATGGTATATTATTTTTTGTAGCTCATTCATTTTCTGCTCCGGAGATTTTATAATCTATATTAAAAAAGACGGACACCAAAAAGATATATATCTATATCTAATCAATGTCCGTCTTGCGGCTCTCGCTTATTATTTTGTTTTAAAATTTTCTACTTTTATTTTATCCTCTGCAAAACTTATTACAGTCTTGCAGTTTTTCTTTACAATCTCTACAGTACGCTTTTTCTCGTCGATACAGCATACTGTCTTATTATCTAAATTTCGAATCGTCATATATCTCCTTTATTTCATTTCTAATAGTTTAAATTCATAACCTATTTTTTCTATCTCTTCAGCGGTCAAAATAGTCCCCTCTTGCGGTCTGCCATTTAGCTTAAAGCAAAGAGCTTTTTGACCGCTTTGTTGCTTGAACTGAATGCGGTTTAGTGGCACTTCAGTTTCAAGTAGCTCAGTCAATATTTGAGCAGTTGACTCGTGACCAACTGCGCTTAATATTTCTCTGTTTTGTATAAGCTCTTTGGCTTCTTTAAGGCTTATTGTTTTTAGCGTAAAATCTCCGTCAACTGTCAATATTGTGGTGTTCAATATTGCAATCGGCAACGGTTTTTTTGGTTCTTGCATATAGTGAAGTTGTACACTTTCAATATATTTTGCAACATCATCTAATTCATTGATATCAGCGTAAGCATTTATAGATATCAATACAACTATATCTTTAAGATGAATATAAACGACATTTTCATCCATTCCCCATTTTATGAATTTATTGTCATTAGAGAGATTATTGATAAACTCTCTAATTTGTTTCTTTGACATATTATCAAATATCTCGTCAATAACTTCAAAGTTATATTCATCTTCATTAAAATTTTCATTTTCAAAAGCTTTGTACATAAAATGTCCACCGTATCCCCAATCGCACTCAGTTTTTTTCGGTGCTTTTATTAAGCTTTCCAGGTCTGTTAAAATATAGCTATACATCTTTATTTCTCCTTTAAAATATCTCCTGTGCGACATATTCGCCCGTTGCGGTGTTGTAATTCATCAGCGTTAAGAATACGCCGTTATATGCACACGCCGCTATTAACTCTGCCGTGACAGGTGTTAGTCCTGTCACATATACCACAAGCTTTTTAGCTCCACGATATATATTGCGGTATATATTTATGTTGGTATAGTCGTTTTGATTAATACCTTGACCAATGGCTTGCCTCATACCGACCTTTTCTTGCAAAAAAGCAAGGATATGGTCGTGTATAGCTTTGTAGTCGTGTACATCTTCAATCGCGTTATCAAATATATACTCATCCACGGGTAGCGGATGTCTGCCGCGAATTAGCCCTACAGTGAGGGCATTTGTCTCTTGATTGTACATATTATTTCTCCTTTATTCACACGTTTTGTATAAAATGCTTGAATGCCTTGTATGCACTCATGCAATCATAAACAGGGTTGTGCGTATTACTTTCCCCGATGTTAATATTATTTTCTTGGCAGTACTTATCCGTACTGTCACCGAAGAATAGGCACACGTCATACCATAGATACGGTGCGTCCCAGTCTCCGATTATTCCCAATCGGTGGGCGTCTTGTAGTAGCTTTGACTCTACTATGTGCCCCATATGTGTCAATACTACTGCGTCTTTGTTATCTTGTAAAAAATCAAAAAACGCTTTTAGTAGTGTTTCGTAGTTTTTATAATTTTCAGGTATATTTGTCATCTTGGGTAGGCAGTTTTCCGCTACCCATGGATTAACATCCTCAGCTATCGGACAACGTCCGACGAATTGTTTTTCTTGATTACCTTCTTCGTTAAATAGCAATGCGGAGATAGCAAATGCTTGTCCCCACAAGCCGTTTGTCTCAGCGTCTATGCTGAGTATTTTTTTGTTGTTAAGTTGTTCAAATCTGTTCATTTTTGATTTCTCCTTTATAATTTATTTTTTGTTTTATTTGTTGTATAATACCGGCTTGCCGTCCTTATCTATCAGCGGAGTTATTCCGCCTTTATGTCCGCTTTTGTATATCAGATAGCATACTGATGTTTCCTTATCTGCTATTACCACAAGCTCACTATCGTATACTATCTCCTCAGATACTATGATAAATTTCCTATCATCAATATTTTCTCTGTTTCTTCTACACCCTGCAAGACCTACACACATAAGCATGGCAATGCTAACGCTTAAAATTCTCTTCATAGTTTCTCCTTTATATTTGACTTAGCATTTATTTTATGCTATAATTTCCATACACTATATTTTAGACATAGTCCCTGTAGGATATTAGCTCCTACAAGGGACTTTTTTTATTACTCTTCTACAATATGCTCAAATACATTGTCATCTACTATATGAGCTATTCCAAGTGTAAACCCATGTGACTCATCTATGTCCGCTACGTCAGACAGCCTCTTAAGGCTTGCTCTCATAGTGTCATATATTTTCTTATGCACTTCCTTTCCCTTGCTCTCACCGAGGTAATACATAAGATCTTCCTTATGCTCCCTCTTCATGTCATCGTTGCTCAATTCTATCTGCAGCAACAGCTTTATCATTTCCGCCTCTTGTTTTGATAATTCTAATTTCATTGTACACTCTCCTTATCTGAATATTTTATATATATTATTTAGCTCGTTACACAGTGCATTCATTATGCTCTGTTTCTCTTTTAGCTCTTCTTTGTCGTCGTATATGTTTTTCAATTCGCTTTCATAAGTCTCCGCCGACAATATTAGCATATACAGCTCCTCTTTCGATAGTCTTATTGTTACTTCATCTACGCTCATTTACTCACCCCTTCCAATATCTTGATTATTTCATCCAGTTCATCTATCTTAAGCTTAAGGAAATCCTCTCTTTCTTCCTGTCCGTTCATTGCCTGTACTCCGCCGTGAACTGCTGTCAATATCTGCTTTCTTGTTTGCAGATTTTCCAGTATTACATCTATCTGATATGGACTTAGTGTCCTGCTCATCTTACACCCCCTTTACACTTCAAAGCCCCTCATAAACTCCTTTATATCGTCGAGCATATAAAAGAGTCTGTTATTTATTCTATAACATTTCAATCCCTTAGTTCTCCAGTCATCCAAGGTGCCATTTCCAATACCTAAATAACTTTTGACTTCGTTTACACTTAGTATAGATTTGTCTGTCTTTAATTTAATAGGTAGCCCTTGTATGTCATCTTCGATTATTGCCTTTTCCATATCTGCTCCCCTCTCATTTTGATATTATTACTATCTCAGCATCTACACACTTAGCTCCATACTCTTTTTCAATCTCTCTTATTTTTTCAAATACACCTTTTAATTCTTCCAAGCTTTCTACGACTACTTTTAATGTAAATCTTATCACTTGCATTTTTACTCCCCCTCTATGCTCTTTGCATTACTCTTTCGATTTCTTCCATTTCCTTAGATAGTTGCATTCCTTTTATCATAAAATACAACCTTTCCTTATCTTCAAGACTTAGCTTTTTAGCCTCAATAGCTATATCCAAAGTGTCTATCTTTATTTCTTTCTTCAATTCTTCTTTCTTCATCTCTTTCATCTCCTTTATAATGGTATTGTTTGGTACATTTTTTATTCGTTTGTTGTACTTATACGGACATTATACACCTTGTTTTTGTCCTTGTCAATCCTTTTTTTAAATTTTTTTATTAATAAAGGCTTGACTAATCCAATAATAAGGTGTATACTTATTTCAATACTTTAGATGAAAGGGGTGTATAGTTATCGAAACGCATGAAAGAGTAAGACAAGTAAGACAATATTTTAAACTCTCCCAAGAAGAGTTTGGCAAGAGATTGGGGGTAAGTAGATCAGTTATAAAAAATATTGAATTAAATCTTCTTGCAAAACCTGAACAAAAACTATCATTGTTAAAATTAATATGCTCACAATTTGCAGTAAGCGAGGAATGGCTCATAGACGGTGTAGGTGATATGTTTAGCGAAACAAAAGACTCTTACATTGAAAAGCTTGTAAGACAATATGACCTTGACGATATAGACAAAAGCATATTACAAGCGTATATTGACCTGCCGGATGCACATAGAGCTATAATCAAAAACTATCTCAAGTCATTTACTTCTATGTTGACTGCCAATGACAAAATTAATGAAATTGACATCGAAAAAGAAGTCCAAGCATACAAAAAAGAACTTGAGATTGAAAAAAAGGCAAAGGCAAAATCCTCAGCCTCAACTTATACAAGCGAAGAAAAAAACGCATAATGAAATTGTTCCTATATATGGTTATTTGTAATATCATTTTTTTATAGAGGTAAATTAAAATGAAAAAACAATTCGGTACAAACGAGGGATATATAGTATATTGTGATGATGACGTATTACGCATTACACTACCTAAAAGACTTCTGATTTTTGGCGGACAAATAAATGAAATACCAACGTCAGAAATTAAATATTGTGTAGTTGAAGAGTTATTAACAGATGATTATCTGCTTACTTTCGTCGACAAGCAAGATAGAGTATGGCAGCAGTTAAAAATTGATGAAAGAAATTGTACTATAACAGAAAAAATAAAAGATTTTTTTAACAAGGATATATCACAACAAGATTTACAACGAACTTTTTACAGAGAATTTGAAAGAAATATGCCAATGAAAAAAAGCAAACTAAGTCTTGCAGCACTTATCTTGGGTATGATTGCTTCAGTTATCTTAGTATCTGCTTGGTTGGCACCTGTCAAGGGAGACGAGTTTGCTCAGCTTGGAGCAAATATAGGAAGAGCTATTGTCATGCCGTCCGCTATTTGTACTTTAATTGCAGTTATTTTAAATGCTATAGGTTATTTTTTAACCAATAGAGCATTGACATTAACATCAGCAATATTTTATGTATTAGGCTTAGTTTTAATGCCTCTATGGGGTTTTGTTGGTATTCCATCTATGATATTACAATTCATAGCATTTGCAAAAATGAAAAAACCAACTGCATATTGATATATTAATAGGACTTATTTTTTAATTTAGATTTTATATAATTATGTTTTTAACTGTAATTGACATCTCATTAATTAAATGCTACACTAATAGTAGCAGGGGTAACAATGACAGATATGTCCATTGTGCCTAAAACTCTACTACTTGTTGTGGTAGAGTTTTTTATTGCTTAGAGGTATACATATGAAAATAACGTCATACAAGAAAAACGGCAAGACATATTATAAATTCAATGCTTATCTTGGTCTTGACGAGTACGGAAAAGAAATCCGGACAAATAGACAAGGCTTTACTACAAAAAAAGATGCTGAGATTGAGTATCTAAGATTAAAAGAAAACGGACTAAATAAGACTGTATCAATAACACTTGATGACGCATATCAAGAGTGGATAAGCTCTTATAAACTCACAGTTAGAGGCTCTACACTTGAAAATACTGTAGCTATCTATAAAAATCATATACAATGTTTAATAGGCAAAAAAAAGATAGACACATTTACAACATCATTTATGCAGCAATTTATTAATGATATATCAAAAAAAACTGATCTGTTTAGTAGAGTCAAGTCCATTCTAAGTCGCATTTTTGATATGCAAGTCAGAAATAAAAATATATCATTCAATCCTTGCAAAGACATCATATTACCCAAAAAGCAAGCTAAAAGTGATGAAAAAATTGAAAATTTTTACAACAAAGATGAGCTGACATTATTTTTAAAATTAGCAATAGATCAGCTACCTTTCAAGTATTATGTATTTTTTCACCTGCTTGCATTTACAGGAATGCGACGAGGCGAGGCACTTGCACTTTTAAAATCTGATATAGATACAAAAAATAAGCAAATATCCATAACAAAAACACTATCACGCAATCAAAACAATGCAAAGGTAGTTAATGCAACAAAAACGTCAGACGGAAACAGAATAATTGACATAGACGATAACACATTAACATTGCTAATTCAATTGATGAAAACAAATGACGGCGACATTTTGTTTATTGATGAAAATTCAAACTATATACACCTAAGCACACCTATCAAATATCTTGACAAGCTCGTCAAAGACAATGATTTAAAACGTATAACTGTCCACGGACTGAGACATACACACTGCAGTCTATTATTTGAGGCAGGTGCAACGGTAAAAGAAGTACAGCATAGATTAGGACATAAGGACATCAAGACAACTCTTGATATTTACACGCATTTAACCAAAAATCAAAAAGTAGATACAGTAAATAAATTTTTAAATTTTATAAATCAATCGTAA